TGCTATAGCCATCGCGCCACAGGCGACCGCCAAAAAGGGGGGTGTGGGGGTCGCAATCTAACGCGATTTCAGCCCCTTTTTCCGGCCCCATAGGGTTCCTTTGCTCGCGCCCGGGATCGCCTGAGAGGCCTCTGAGGGCGCTCTGAGGGCGCATAAACCATGCAGGGCGCGGTCATGACGCAGGCCGTATCGCCCCTGCTCAGAGCCACGCAGTCTTGGCGCAACCAGAACAACCCCTGCGTCCTGCGTAAGTCATTGTTTTTAAAGGGAATTCCCCAAAAAAAGGGTAAAACCAGCATTTTTGTAGAATTTTGAGGGGCCGGGCGGGAGGCGGGGCCAAGACGAGGTTCTTTTTCGGAATGCGCGAAGCCGACAAGGTTAATGGTCTTTGTCGTTGAACTCCGCCTCTACACCCAGCAGTTCGTTCAGCCGGTGCTTGATGTCTTCCTTGTTCATCTTCTGCAAGTCTGCGTTGATGTTCAGGTTCTGACTGCGGTGGATCGTCAGCCCCGCTAGCTGGTTCAACTCCTTCACTGCGCTCACCGCTGCGTTGTACGCTCCTGTCTCGAAAGCCGTCTCCGCAATGTTCCACAGCATTGCCCCGGTCTTCTGCGGCGTGATCGCGTACTTCTCCCGCAGCTCATCCTGCTTGATGCGAACCGCTCGCGTGACCTTCGGGAAGTCCTTGCCGTTGAGCATCTTGGTCGCGGCGCTTGCCGGGAATGAGAACCCAGCCCTTCGTGCCGCTTCTGTCTGCCCACACGCGCCCTCGGTGTAGTGCCAGACGAACGCTGTCTGCATGTCAGTGATGCCTGCCTCGTCGTCCGCCAAGAATGTCTTGGGTGTCTCGACTAACTGCTTGCGCTCTTTCCTTGGCCTTCCCCGTCTGGGCTTGTCGTCAGCCATCCGCTGCTCCTTAATTCATTGAACACTACCCGCGCCTCTTCCTCTGAAAGAGGCGCTTGCCTGACGCTGTCCCGCTCGTCTGAGTTCATCAACCTCCATCGCCTGAAGTTGTTTTCCTCATCCGATTCTTGATCATACACGAACCTTTCCATCCGCCTTCTCCCTCATTAGGGTACAGGGGGCAGGGTACAGCGCATCAAAACTTTTTTAAAACCTCTATGAGCACTTCCCACTGTCCATACCCATTACTGTATATATATATTTATATTTTATTTAAGGTACCCTACCCTACCCTGTTAAGAACATTAAACATATCAAGCACTTATAACAATTTCAAATAGGGTATCAATTGACATACCCTTAGAAATCCTTCCCCCAGCTATCACTAAATCGATCCGCGCTACCAATTTCCACCTTCGTGTAGTCCAAGTCGTACACTTTTTTGCCATTACTTTTACGAGGTTCAAGCCCAAACTGCGCCAGTACCCTGCTCGCATCCTTGATATCCGGCATCCTTGGTTGACTGATTCCGAGGTCTCGGAGCAGCTTTGTCATCTGAACTGGCTTGGTGTTCTTGCTCTGGAAGTGTACGTGTTCGAGGATGAGATCTTCGACGGTGCTCTGGGTGCGATAGGTCTCGTTGCTGCTCTGAAGCAACTCTCGCTCCTCTGCGTTGAGATACCAGCTCTCCCTCTGGTACAGCGTCTCCTTGATCTCTGCCCACAACTGCTGCATATCGATCCCATGGTTTGCATTGATATCGGTCACGGCGACGACCCAGAACCGTCTGTTGCCGGTGGTGTCTATCAGGAACTCACGCTCGTTGACGCTGCCGTAGAATGCGGTTCGTCTCTGGTAAGTGGTGCTGGCCCGGTCATAGGGTAGGCGCAGCTCGTCAACCTTCTTGCCCGTGAACTGCTTGAGAGAGTCTATGTCCGCCCTCTTGAACGTGCTGCCCAGCTCACCCAGCTCTGCTACCCAGTGGCTCACTACCTGCTTCACACTGTCCTTGTCATTTGGGTTCAGTGTCGCACCCTCTAATAGCCAGCCCTTCTCGTAATCCGCCAAACGCTTAAACCAGAGGGTCTTACCCAAGCCCTGAGCGCCTTGGAATACCAAGATGCCTTCGAGGGATACACCGTTTGGTTCAAAGGCTGCGGCCACGCAACCGATAAGCCACTTGGTCATGAGCATCTCTTTCAGTGGCTCGTTGGTGCTCTTAATCGTGCTCAAGAACTCCTGCATCCTGCTGGTGCCATCCCATGGCCTGCTCTCGATCCATTCCTTAACCGGGTTGTATTCCTTCGCCAATAGCTTCAGGTAATCCCTCACCTTCTGGTGCGGCACACCCATCTGTATGCAGCGATCTTCGATCTCGATCAGGCTCGACTCGTCGGCCATGTCTGCAATGAAGTTGCTGTGCGGTATGTTGATCTCCATCGCCTTCTTGATCACGTTGTAGCGCACGTCAATCTGATTGACCGTCAGCACACCCCGGACATTGTCCTTCGTGTTTAGCATCCGGCCCTTCTCGCTGGTGTTCCACTGATACTCGACCGGCACGTCAACCTTGTTCAAGTCCGGCAGTAGCTCACCCTCCAGCGCGTGGTCGTTGTAGTCACCCTTGCTCTGCGGTATCAGAACCTCGGCCTGAGCACCGATACGACGCACCACCTGTGCGGCTTTAACTGCCTCAACCTCGCCGGTCTTGGTGTCATCACAATCGGCAATGAAGACATGCTTCGCCTCGGGAAACCATCCGCTGATTGTCTCTGCGACCGGGGATAGGTTGTATGCGTCAAAGCAGATGACCACGGGCTGACCAAGGTCGGCGTAGTAACTCGCACCCGTGGCGTACCCCTCGACATAATTGATGGTGTGCGCCGTCCGCATCTGCTGCGGGTCGATGACGAAGAATGAGCCAGCCTTCTTGCTGTGCTTCATGAAAAGCTTCTGGCCATCGCCGTCGATGTACTGCAACCCAACGATCTCTAGCTTCTTATCGAGCATCGGCAGAACCAGACGATTGCCCCGCTGCCTGAGACCATGGTTCTCTACGCCCTTGCGCTGAAGGTATAGGTTGTCCTCCGTCGCCTCGGGATAACTGTCCCAACGCTCCTTGGCAAGCCTTGCGGCCTGACGCTGATTCTCCTCGGTCTCCTTGGCCTTCTCCTCCGAGAGCATCCTGATCTGTTCGCGCTCCTCGTCGGTCATCTTATGGTTCACCGCATTGTCAGGCTTCCACGTTGCGGTCGGCTCATCGTTACTCACCGTGCGATCACCACAGCGACCGAAGGGTACGTCCTGATCCAGCCACACCTGATACCACCCGACGAGCTTCTGCTTGCCACCAACGTCCATATAGGCGCGACCAATGTCACCACCTATGACTAACCCCTTCTTTGACTCTACCGTCATGCCATTCGACAAAAGAAAAGACTCGAACTCACCTCGTAGGTCACCACTCAATGGTCGGCTGAAGTCTTTGCTTTTGCCGTCAGTTATTTTTAATCCCATGTAAAATTCACCTTGATCACGTTTTCCCAGATGTGCATAATAGTACAACATTTTGCAAACACACAAGGAAAAACGATGGGAATCATAGCAACTGGTGGCGGCGGATCAGACTTCGAGCAAGTCCCGACTGGCACACACAACGCAATCTGCTACAAGTTGGTGGATGCTGGAACCACACTGAACGAGTATCAAGGCGAGGTGAGCAAGCGTCACAACGTCTTTATCTTTTGGGAGTTACCCGAGCTTCGTATGGCGGACGATCGCCCCATGTCGATCAACTGTCAGTATACGTTAAGCCTGAACGAACGCGCAAAACTGCGGCAGCATTTACAGGCATGGCGCAACAAATCTTTTACCGAGGAAGAGCTGGAGTCGTTTGACCTGACCAAGATCTTGGGCACAACGTGTAAGGTTGATGTCGGCTTGACCAGTGGCGGCAACGCCAAGGTTCAGGGTGTATTCTGCGCCGATGGTGGGGCAAAGAAAGTGCCAACGGTAAACGATCAGGTTGTCTTCGACTTAGAGGATTACTGCAATGAGTTCAACGGCAACTCAGGCAAAGCCAGCAAGATTGCCTGCGATGTCTTCGACGGCTTGCCACGATTCATGCAGTGGCAGATCGGTGGGTGCGACGAACCCGGGAAGGATAAGGTAGACCCGTGTTTCGAGCTGCAAGCTGCAATGGCTAAGGGTGAAGCCGCCCCAGCTCCAGAGCCTGCTCCCAAGAAGAAAGCCAAGAAGGAAGAGCCGGTAGTGGACGACGACTTCGACGACGACATTCCGTTTTAAGGGGGTTGCAATGAAGAAGAAGATTAAGCGAAGCCGTAGATCGGTTAAGAGTGAGGCGGTCATCGACTACCTCAGTCAGTTTGGAGAGACTAAGCCAGACGTGTTGGCGCAGGAGTTGGGCGTAAGCAAAAGCCTTGCGTCAGCCAAGCTTAAGGAATGGCGAGAGGCTCAGAAGAAAGTTGCCAAGGCAATGTCTGTCGCAGTCTCTGACGGCTCAACCGCCAGCTACTATGAGCTGCCGAAGAAAGCCAAAGAGCTGCAAGATCTGATCTCACACAAGAACATGAACGCTCAGATCGGTGAGATTTTTAGGGCAACCTATCGATACGGTCAGTCGTCGCATAGCAGTGAACTGCGTGATGCCAAGAAGATTCGTTTCTACATTGACGCTGAGATTAAACGACTGGAGCAGTTATGAGGATTCGACAGATCATTGCTGACGCAAAGCACCCAATCTTTACCCCATATGCTGTGATGGTAGCATTCGGTATCGGATTGATTTTAGGATTTGGTTTAGGCTAAGGGTTCCATCACGGCCCTCCAACAGTGTTCCCGTCCACTGAGCCGCCCCGGCGGGACTAATTAGGAAACCCAATGGAATTCAAAGAAGGTATCTACGAAGACCTCGACTACCCCACCTATGACTCGATCCCTGCATGGAGATCTCACGACCTGACCTCAATCGCTAAGTGCCCGTTCACTTGGAAGAACCGGACGTTCAACAACTCCCCGGCATTGCTTGAGGGTCGTGTGCAGCACACCGTGTTCTTAGAGCATCACAAGTTCCTTGATGAGTTTGCGATCGAGCCGTTAGTCGATAGACGCACAAAGGCAGGCAAGCAAGAGTACGCCGAGTGGCTGGAAGATCTAGGTGACAAGACACCCTGCAAGCAGGACATGTACGACATCTGCATGGAGCGACGGGAGGTTGTCTCTGACTTCATACCCGAGCCGGATCATCGGGTCGAGCTAACGCTCTGCTGGATGTGGAACGGCCAACCCTGCAAGGGAAAGCTAGACTGGCATACCGGGACAGACATCTGGGATCTCAAGACCTGCCGGGACGCTTCACCCCGTGGATTCAGGAGTGCGATCAACACATTCCGATATCACCAACAGGCTGCGTACTATCTTGCTGGTTGTCGGGCAGTTGGCCTGCCGACAGAGAAGTTCTACTTCTTGGCTCAGGAAAAGGCAGCGCCTTACCCCTACTGCGTGTACACGTTGTCGGACGAAGCCATAGCCTATGCTGACGCTCAGAATGAGCAAGCCATGGCCATTGGCATCAAGTGCCGGGAGCAAGACCTCTACCTGCCATACAACCAAGAAGGCATCAAGGAGTTTGGCCTTGCTGACCTTAACTAAAGAGGAACGGGAACGAGAAGCTAAGTGGGCGGAAGATATTAAATACTACGCCGCCCGGAGCGTCTGGAAGAAAAGGCACGAAGCCACGCCGAACAATCCGCCACACCGACGAGTGACTTGGTCTGAGTGGTTCGAGAAAAAGTTTGGCGAGAATCTCATCCAGTATGCAGAAAGAAAAGCCAAGGAAAAATCAGAGACGCCTTAGCTCTTCGCTGGCCAACCTTCCAGTTTCTCGGTTGAACTTCATCGCAAGATAATCGTGTATCCTGCTCAACTCGTAGGCTCTGAGATCCTCGTCTTCTTCTCCTACAATCCTGTCAATCATCGCTAACACGCGAATAGTGGGTATGTTAGATTCTCTTTGCATAGCTTAATCCTAAGTCAAATTGTTGGTAAAAAAAAGCGGCCTAAGCCGCTCCTTTGATATAACTTGTGATCGCTTTCTCTGTCGCTTTCGCTGACCGAACCAAGGCGGCTAAGTTGCTTCCAAAATCTACGTCGAAGCTGTGTGAGTCAGCATAAAAACTTGCATCTGCCCATAACTCATTCAAATGTTCGCTGGTTGCATCAATCCAGATGTGCGAATTAGTTTCCTTGACAATTGGTGGTGCTGGGAGATCACGCTCAATGTGATCAAAGTAAAACATTTTTGTGATTCTTATTGTCCCCATCTTTTATCCTCCAAGCGGCCTAAGCCGCTTCTGTTTCGTAAGTTTTAACTTTTACTGAATCACGCTCTACATCGTGCTCCCAATCCCAGATTGCGATTGGTGTAGGTTCTGCGCCCCACTCAGGAAGGTTTAGCTCAACCTTAATAACCTTGCCAACCCTTCGCTCAACGTAGCCAGACGCTCGCATTCCGTCATGGTCATATGGGCCAGTTTTTACCCAACCACCTTTGGCAACTTTTTGCCATTGAAGAAAACCTTTGAGCTGACCCTTGCGCTTTCCTCTAACGTAACGCGGTAAAGCGTCAACAATTTCGTCACCAAAATAACGGCGAGCCATGCCTTCAATAAACTCCGAAGACATGTAACCGTCCCTGTAATCTATGTCTGCTCTTGCTGTCATATCTCTCCCCGGAGGCCTAAGCCTCCTCTCCCAACAATTCGGTAAGAACGCTTAGCACTTCACAAAGCTTGACAGTCTGCTTGTCGCTGATCTTCTTGCCCTCAAACCTAGCTCTATTGATCTTCTCAGCCAGCAGGTGAGCTGAATCGGCCAAGACCTGCGCCCTGTTTATTTCTTTCTGAAAGGGTTTAACTGCTTTTGCCATAAACTCATCGTCAGCCAGATCTTCTAAGTCTGCCGTCTCGCAGTTGACCTGAATGATCGTCCCGTTCGTTGCCGCAAAGGTCACGCCAGAACTAAGGCAGTGTCTGTTCAGGCTCCCAAAAAATATGTTAAGCCGTGGTGCAACCATGTTGATCAGGTCGCAGATATCGTCATTGCTCATCTTGTTTGCAACGTCTAAAAGCTCTTGGTGTTCCATCATCTTCTCCTTGCGGCGGCTTACGCCGCCTTCTTGTTTAAACGATTAGCGACTTCAGTGGCTTTGCTCTTGCTCCACAAATTGCCCCACTCGTTTTCCCACTCGCCATTTACATACAAGACCACTCGAAAATCAGGGTACTCTTTGCCACTGATAACGCTGGATCTACGCTGTTCGACTTTGTACTCAATAACAAAAGACATGCTACTTTTCCTCCCGGCGGCTTACGCCGCCTTCCTTGTTGCTGTTAATGTTGCATCCCCGTGCCATCCTGAGACTCGTGGCTTCCAGCCATCAACCTTGAGTTCTTCGGCTCTAGCATATGCCTTGCGAATGTCCGTGAATCTTTCGCGGATTCGCTCAACCTTTTCTTCTTTAGGTGCGGGATAAAGATCTTGGCCTTGACGCTTCTCAATCAACTTGCGAAGAGAGGCAACGTGATCGGTCATTGCTTGATACTGGAGGTTGTTTTTGCGAGCAGCTCGAAACTCTTCGTCGCTGAGGAGGAAGAGTTTGAGGTCGAGCAACTTCATGCCAGCAAGTTGGCCTTGAATGAAGTTGATGATTTGAGTTGTTAGCTCGTGGCTTTTCTCAATCGGAAGCTCATTCGATCCCGGGCACTCGCCCTGAAACATCCCCCAATCGACGGTGTAGCCGTGCTTAGCAATCATGCCGGTCTTGTTGTTAACCGCCTGCACTGAACCGCATACTTGGCAGGTTCCTCTGTGTGTGTGTCTTGCCATCATGTTTTCCCTTTGGTTATGGGGGCAAGCGCCCCCGACAAAAGGAATAATCGCACAATCCCGTGTCGTTGTACACACTTTTATGCAAATAAATGCAACTATTTGCAGGTCATTCCAAACTGTTGTATCTCTCGATAAGCCGCTTCTTATCGTGCAGCCAGAAAACCAATAAGTATCGGTCGCCGCTCTCTACCGCTAGGCCACGGTGCAGGTTGGTGAAGGAAGGGAATATCAATGCGTGTCCACTGGGTAGCGGATTCAGGATGCCGTGGCGATGAAACTCTGTGCCACCACCCTTGTACTCATCGGTGTTGAGGGGAACCACCACGCTGATGTCGGCACTCTCGTCGTGATGCCACGCACCTTTCTGCTTATCCTTGGGGTTGTAGTTTGCAATCTGGATCGAAGAAACGTCCCGGCAATCCCTGTGGTACAGCGTATTGAAGATCGGGTTCAGCACGTTCTGCACGACGAACCACATCGTGCGGTACAGCTCAGGCACATGCTCTTGCAGCACAATCTCAGGGATCTGCCTCAGCTCATCCTCAGCTTCATTTGGCTCAAAGGGTATCTCCTGCTCCATGTGCTTGATCTCTTCGACCAACATCTTGCAGAACTGCCTCCGGAACAACGGCACCCGGTACACCTCGGGAAAGATCTTCTTGCATAGCTGGGACACAGGAGTCTTCTGTAGGCGCTCCCTGCCATCCCTAGCCCTGAACTCAGCAATCATCGGAACGGTCGCCTGAACCGCCTTGTAGAGCGGCTGGTTAACCATCCAATGCGACTGCATTGACAACATATAATTTTTCATTTCATACATTTGTGCAATGATATACAATCCTATACAATTGCTCAATATCAATTAGAGATCCGTCATGGAAACCGAAGACCAAGCAGCGTTAGACAGGAAAAGAAAGTCGCTGGCGATTGACCTCGAAACATACGAGAGGCTACGCGACATCTGTGCGCGAGAGCGACGAACAATAATCAGCCAGTTGCAACTCATGATTGAGCAGAAGCACGACGACCTGTTCGATAGGGATAATCATTGAAAAATTTATTTAAGAGAAAGCCGACCCAGATTCCTCAATCCTACCGCCCTGTGGCAGAGTCTAAGGAAGTTATCGATCTGTTTGGTAGGATGACCTTACACCAACAAGCCGCGCTCCTACGGCTCTGTAGTCGCAACCTGATGATCGACGTTGAGGGTGACTATCATATGGGCTATGACTTCGACTGGAACGTCAGTGGCGCAATGATTATCGCCACCCCAGCCGAGCCAGATCTACCAATGCTAGGCGAGGGAAGCGATCCCGCCTAATGGCCCTCTGAGCCGCATAGCAAGCTCCCTGTCCTTATCTGAGGGCAGAATAGTAGGAGACATCGCCGGATCTATCTTTCCCATTGCTGGAGCCGTTGATGGCTTCTGTGATAGCGGTTCAAATGCAGGCGAATCCATTCCAACATCTGGTACGGTCATTTGATCTAGCGCAGAAAGATCTGGAGATTTCGGCTTGGTCACTTCTTTGGCGCTCTCAATCATCCTTGCGCCTTGAACGCCTCGCTCTAATTGACCTGTCTCTGGGTTGACCTTATCAGGCTTGAAGCTTTCATCTGTTAGCTGATCAAAAACATCTGTAGCGCCGCGAGAAACCGCCTGAGTGACGAAATAAACGCCGGGCTTTACCGCATCTATTTGTGCCGCCAACTCTCCAGCCACCTTGGGATCTATTAGCGCCTCGATAAGCTTGTCCTCATAAGCCTCCCTCTGAAAGCCAAGGGTAGCTGCCATGGAGTCATCAAAGCCACGGACTGCGATTCTCTGGGGAATCTCCACGACAGCCCTGAGCGCATTGGCCTGCAATTCGACCACCGCCGGTAATGTCTTTCTCTAAGAATTTTCTGAGCGCCAACAACGGCTGTGTTGGTGATCCACCCTGCGTGGCAATGTAACTTGTTGCCTGCATCATCTCGACGAGATCAACAAAATTCTCCAACTCTTGCGGCTCCATCATAGCCTCAAAGACCTTTGCCTTTGTGCCTCTGGCCTTAGCTCCACCGCGACCCATCATTACCTTCCCACGAATGCCAAGCCTAGACAGAAATTTATTCTGAACACCTAGAGGGTTGATGCTCGATGTAATTGCATCGTCAAACTGTGTGCGTAGCCATGTGCCCTTGATATTCTGCCAAACCTGCGGGTCTTGGGTCTGAATAAGTCGCCTAAGATCCCTAATATCTTTAGGCTTGGCCGTACCGTTAAACAACCGCTTGGTTACCCTTGCCGCAGCCTCTCCGCCTAACTCAGCCGCCTCTGCAAAGCTCCTAACAACGCCACGCTCTAAGGCCTGAAGGTGACCCTTTGAGGGATCATAGATTGCAGTAGCTCTGGCATATTCTGGGTTGGCAACCTTTAATCGCTCAGAAACCTGCGCCCGGATCTGGCTAACCTCTCGCTTTAATCCTTTCTGTCCATCTTTAGTAAGACCCTCGATGAGCGGCCTGAAATCGTTGGTTAGGGCGTTATGTAGCATCTCAGTGTTATCTTTAAGCCCCATCTCGGCTCGATTAGCGCCTTTGATAGGTACTCGATTGGGGGAGAAACCAGTAAAGTCGGTAAGCGCATCAACCATCGCCTGCTTAACGCGCCGAGCCTCACCCCGAAGATTTGCGTCTCCCAGCTCAGCCTCAAGCTTTGTCACAATGTCAGAAACATCAATAGGTATTTCTAGATCAAATGAGTTTCTTGTACACCACCCCGGCTCTTTCCTGACGCTTAGCCGCAAGCTTCTTCAACACCTCGTCAGCGGCTTTAGCTAGATCTGACTCTGGATCTAAAGCCGTCCTACCCGAAAGCCGGGCTTGCTTTAGTTCTTGCAGGTATTTGCCCTGAAGAATTTCGTCAAAGAAAACGTCAGCGGCCTCCTCAACCTGTAATTGTCGGTTGTGGTAAAATTCCCAAAGCTTTTGTGACCCGGGCTGCATCTGTAGGTAACGCTGAATCTGTGCAGCATTTGACATGATCCCTTGAGCCTCTGCCCTTGAGAGGTCTACATTGAACTTTTCTTTCGCAAACGCGATCTTTTCGTCAACAGTCTTTCCGCCGTCTGTCAAAATAGTCTGCAAGGCAGTACGACCGTCCGCACCGGGAAACTTCTTTGATGTGGTTCTAAACGCATTACCAGCAAGCTGAGCTGCTTTGGTTCCGAACGGGAACGCACCGAAAGCCGCACTCCAAGCCAGATCATCTTTTAGCTGAGAAACCTTTAACGGAGGCCCGTCAAACATGGCAGATATGCCAGCCCTGCCTGCGTAAGTCGCGCCGCCAGCGGCTGCGGTGCCCGAACTTCCACCTGCCGCAGCGCCTGCGACAGCGCCAACAGGGTTCCCAGTTGTCGCCGCACCTAAAAATGCGCCACCAACTAAACCTACCGTGCCACCACCAAGTTCAGCTAAAAATTGTGCTGTCGGCCCTGCCCATCTGGCTGAGTCAACCAGAAGGCTATCCCTAAATTCCTTTACTGGCTTGTTGGTGTATGGATCTATGTAGGCAATATCTTCGTCTTCATCTAAGAAGTAAAAGTCAACGGGGTCGATGCCCCTTTCAACTAGCTCTGGGAATCGCTGCTGAGCAAGCCAAGCTGTCTGGTAACCTTGATCGTTTGACATGCCCTGAAGCAACGCCATCCCGACACCAGATTTGTTTTCTTCTCGCTCTAAAAGAGCCTGCTCTCTAGGGGAAGGTGCAACGAGCTGAGACGTTTGAGCCAGCATGTTGCTTCTGTGTAGCTCAACAAATTCAGGGGTGTTTGCTAAATCCTCTTCCGTAACGTCGTCTTCAACTTCGTAAAAAATCCCGTCATTGTTGTAATTAATCTTTACAGGCATTTATTCCCCCGACTTCGGAACTTTTTGAATAGCAATACCAGATAGGTCAGTATTTACCGAGGGCGAAGTTTGCATATCAGCAAAGAGACTCTCCCTAAAGGCTTTCGCAGCTTCAGGCTCTTGTGATGCCAAAGCCTGCAATTCAGACGTTTCTTCCGCCGTCAAGAATTGGTTATCAGGCTTTTGCCGCCAAGCAAGTTCCCACCCTTGGGCCAGCCGAAGTCTATCAGAATCAGTTTCTGCATCCTTCAAAAGCCCTTCTGCAACGGCCTTATTGTAATCCTCAGCCTTCTTTATGCTTAAATTAGCGATCCTTTGCAAAAAAGCCGCCTGCTTCAGCGCCCCCCCATGGGTAGAAGCAAGAGTTGGCGATGCTTGCAGAAACAAATTCATTTCTGTATTCGATATTGCACCTTTGGTTTGGCCAACTAAGCCCATTGCTATTCTAGTTCCCAAAGTCAGAACGAGCTGTTGATCATCGAGACTTTCGTCCGGCCTAACACCAAGCTCGCTCAAAACCTGCCTAGCAGGTAGGGTGCCAGCCGCTATCCGCCCCCAACCTTCTGGGCCAAGTCTAGCCAGTTGCAACATGAATTGATTCGTTAACTGGTTCTGAGAAACAGCAGTTGACGCATCTTCAATCCATTTCCCTTCTAGCGCAATTAAAGCCTTTCCCGCTTCTTTATCAGAGGTCGAAATAGGCATGACCCTGCTATCAACACTAACGGTAGAAGTCGGGAGCTTGATTTGCTTAGCGCCCGGAATCATCCTGATAGCTGCAACTTCAAATTGATTGCTTGGGTTCACTTCTACAGTTTTTACCCCGCCGTCCTCTGTAGGCACTTCGTAAATTATTGGATCATACGGTTTGTTAGCAAGCTTTATTCTTTCAAGCTCTATCTTGTTCAGATAATCTTTTGCAGACTTCTCGTCAGCCATAGCCATCTGCATTGCCTGCAAGCCGACCTGTCGATCAAGCGCGATCCTGCTTTCTTTAGACTTCCGAAGCCGGTCGTTGAAGTTAGAAAAGCCAACTCCCGCACTGCGGAACGCACCAGCTCTTGGGTCAGCAGATAGCATTGCAGCGCCTATATCGGAGGCCAAGTCATAAAAAGTTGGGCGCGTTGACTGAGAAAAATACGGCTTTAACCGCTCGGCGTACTTTTTGTAACTCTTGTCAAAATCAAAAGGCTCCGGGGTTTTTGGCTTCATAGCAGCCAGCATATCGTTAATTTGCGCCTGCATCGGGTCAACGGTTGTTTCTGGAGCTTCTGGCTTAACCTCCAAGACTTCTGTCTCTGAAACCACTTCGGGTGTCTTTAAGGGATCAACAGTCCCGCCGTCAGCAAGCCTTTGGATCTGCTGCTCTAACTGCGATCTTGATATGGCCATTTATCGACTCCCAGAAAGCTGGCTAGACGGGTTGTAGTAATTGCCTAGCGCACCTATCGTTGAAAGCCCTGTCCCAAGACCTGCCTGTAAAGCAGACGGGGGAGGCCCAAAGTTAGTTTGAAACTGCGTCTGACCTGCTGGAGCCATGTTCACAAACGGCATCAGGGCTTGGTACTGAGCCAGAGGTGCCTGCTGTGCTTGCAATAATCCAGCGCGTTGCGCGTCAAGCTGTGCCTGCCTGTTCTGCTGGGCCATGCTTCCGATGCCCTGCATTGCGGCAACATCCTGTGCGCCTGCCTGCTGAGCCTGACTGCCAAGGCCGCTCAGGAATCCACCATAGCCCGTCTGAGCCTGACCAAGCGCCTGACCTCCAGCCGCTTGCTGCGCTCCGATTTGGCCGTACTGGCCAGCGAGAGTGCCTGCTACGTTCATTCCTGTCTGTCCTGCCGCCTGTCTTGCTGCCGCGCTCTGCTGACCGTAGCCGGACAATGTTTGACCTAAGCCGGTTCCAGCCGCGTATCGTTGCTGCGCCATCTGGCCTAACTGACCGCCTAGCTGCTGCTGAGCACCCAACTGAGCCTGAGCGGTTTGCTGGAGTAAATTTCCATAACCTTGGCCTGCGCTGAGCTTCTGCCCAGCCGCTTGAGCCATTTGCCCAGTGACATCTCTTCCCGCGCCATAAGACTGCCCCTGCAAACTTGCAAGGCCAGAAGAAGCCGCTCTAGCTGCCTGCTTTTCCCTTTCGTCTTCGCCAATTGCCGTCTGCTGAGCCTGCTGAAAGCCTTGTGAGCGCAAAGAACCGATCGCCTTGCCCAAGCCCCTGCCCATCGCCTCGGCTCTCTCTTGGCCGGTTAACCTAGCCCTAGAGCCAAAGGCTGACTGTCCGCCGGTCTGAATATCTCTAGCAAGCTGAGCCGTATCCTGCTTGGCCAAACCCTCTCTAGCATCTTCGATCATCTGCTGAACGACCTGATCCTCATAAGGGTCTTGGTACTTCGCTGTTGCCGATGCAACATCGAACTCTTTGTCAGCGGTGCCTCGAAGCAGCTCTTGAGACTCACCAAGTCCGCTACGATACCTTTGGGCCTCTGACATACCCATGCCTAAAGTATCCGTAATATCGCGCCCAAACTCGTCATATGACCTTCTGCCCTGCTGTCGAGCACTGGCCAAGTCCATGCCAAATCTTTGTGTATCTCTCACACCACGGCGAGATAGGTCGCTTATGTCTCCACGTAGGCGCTCTTCTGCGGCGATGGCCCTTCCACGGCCCTCCTGAGTGCCTCTGAGAGACTCCATCAATCCTCGATCTCTTTGGTCGAGTGCGAACCTAGATCCCTCCTGCTGGGCCTGTAGAGCCTGCTGAGAGGCCACGGCTTGATCTGTTAATCCTTGTTGAATAGAGCCAATACCCTCTTGGCCTCTTCGCATAGCCTCGTCGATGAAGGGCTGTTGTACGCCAACATTGGCTCTGGCCATTTCCATAGCCCTGATCTGGTCTGGGCTGAAGCCTGCAATCTCTTGCGGTATGACAATCGGGCGACCCTCTTCATCGAAGAAGGTTCGCTCCGCCGCACGGAACGCTCCCGGGATAAAGCCGCCCTCGCCGTCTAAGCCAAACAGTAGCTGCTGAGTTATCGGATCTATGCGGGTCTCGGTCTTGGTTACGCCAGAGACGTAAGGCTGGGTCGTCGTTGTGTCGCCAGTTGATCCGCCTTCTTCAAACCGCCTAACGCGAGCAAGCTGCGATGGGGTTAATATGCTCATGCTGCCTTCCCCCTCTTTGACTTGGGCTTATCTGCAAACTCGGCAAATAAGTCCATCATTTCGTACATAAGTGCTGTGCCACCGTCACGGCTTTCACTGCCGTTGGGTGTCAGGGTAATAATTCCACCATCGCCCTGCGCTAAGTCAAAAGCTCCTGCACCCCTGACCGCTTGGCCTGTCATGACGAACTCGCCGTCTGACAGCATAGCCGGGACATCGTCGCTAGTCTCTGTGCCCTCGCCGTTGATACCGCCATTCATGCGCTCAAAGTCTTCGGTAGACACGTTGCCGCCCTTCTTGTAAGCCATGGGCATAACGTAACCACCATTTCTGGCCGACATGATTGCGCCGCCATATCTGGCTGCGACGGGAACTTCTTCCATTGCAGGGTCTGCAACGCCTACGGGATCTGCCTCGACAGCTTCAGGAGTTGCCCTGCCGCCGCTGAGTGTAGGAATGGTGCCCTCTGGCAACAAGCCAAACTCAACGGGGTTGGGGGCAGGTTGACCTGAGCGCCGAGCAATCTCGGCTTCAATGTTGTAACGCCCGGTAGACCCTTCCTGAGTGAGCGGTGTTAAGGGTACACCTCTCATATTCTTGGCTTCATCATAAGCCAGCTTGCCAAGTCCACCCGCTGCGAGCAGGGGTAACAAGCTCCCGATTCCGCCGCCTCCAGCGCCGCCAAGTAATTTCCCTAATCCACCACCGCCAAGTAAGCCTCCCAGTCCGCCAAGCAAACCTCCTGATGCGCCGGTAGAGCTTCCTTGATTCAATGTGGCCATTACCTCTTCAGGAGTGCCAACTCCGCGATTAATTAAATCTATTTGCTCAGCTATAAAGTTTCTTTCAGCAGATCCTTCAGGAAGCTGATTGTAATACCTAGTCATGGCTTCTTGAGCGGTTTCGCCCTCACCAATCGGAAACTGTCCACCGCCAAAACCGGGTATATTCAGGCCACCTTGGCCATAATAGGTCGTGCCCGCAGAGCCGAGTGGGCCTCCTGCTAAAAGAGCAGTTAATTTTTGTTTTGCGGTTAAGCCGCCAAATCCAGCGAATGGAGCAGTAAAACTGCCTGCCGCAGCACCGCCAGCTATCGGAGAAATCCCCGGTATACCTAAAGATCCGAGTCCACCCAATGCTGTCTTTGCAATACCTCCGATACCGCTTGCTAGACCTCCCAACCCAACTTTGGCCATGGCTCCACCGGCTAAGCCGCCGATACCGCCGAGTGCAGCGCCGAGCGCGGTGCCGACTCCGGGTATAAGCATTGCTACTGGCGCAACCTTCTTAACAACCTTCTTCAGACTCTTAAACGTCTTCTTGAACCAACCGAACTCTTCCAAGCCGGTGATTGGGTTTAAGCTTGCGATCCCTCCGCCTACAACGTACTGCTCTGGGTCTAGGTCTAGCTCTTTAAACTTGGCACCAACCATGCTCTCGAACTGCTCGTCCTCGAACGCTTCTGGGGGTAGAACCACCTCGCCAACCCGAAGATGGGCAAGCCTTGTGTCGCCGTTACGCCCTTCTGACGCGAGCATTGCCGCTTGCTCTGCCATTGGGGCTTGTGCTGCGGCTTGTAAATTCTCACCCGCAGCCTGCAAAGATTTTTGCTCGTCGGGGTCATCGGTCATCTCTTGCTCTTGCATGAGCATCATTATTGTCTGCTCTAGATCAGCATTTGGCGATGACTCCATCATGATCATTTCTCCTTGATCGACTTCCCCGCCCTCAGCCATGCCGCGAGCAGCCATTAGCATTTCTTTATCAGAAACACTGCCCTTGTTGTCTCGCATTACCACATCTAAAGCCGAAGACATCGCGTTGTCTGGAATCTTAGCCCCTGCAATCTTCTTTAGGTTCAAAAGCTCTTTAACGCTCGGCTTTTGAGGCAAAGACTCAAGAAACCTTGAGGTAGACCTAGCGTCACTAAATCCTGACGGTAGGGCGCTTTCTAACTCCCAAGGCCAAAAGAATTGACCGCCAATGTTTAAGTAATCTCGGCCCTCCACCAAGTCTCCATTTTCAGACTCAGGCAGAACCGAAACCGAAGAATACTCTGATAACTCAGAATCAGAGGGCATGCCTGTCGTCACCAAGTTTGGCATGTCAGCGCCGCCTAGAAGGCCTTTAATACGGTTTTGTAGCATTTCATCCATTAGGGTGTACTCACTGTTACATTCCCAACTGAAGCCGTAATCGCTTGGCCTGAAGGGTAGGTTTGATGGTTATAGAGGTCTCTAAAACTATTACCGTCAAACGCTTGGTGTATTTGGTTAGTAGTATTGAAGATTATACTACCCGTTGCAAATTGAAGCTCGCTAATCTCATCAGCGTTAAAATGAGGCGAGATCGTAAAATCCACCGCCCCAAGGTTCAATTCTAGAATGCGAACCAAGCGATTAAAAGTTTCTGAGCTGACAGATTCCCCCAAAGAGAAGGGTAATCTTGTCTCAAGCAGCCTGCTCATGCACGTCTGCCACTCGGTTGCATATCAATTCTTGTCGATCCAAGCCGCCATTTGTAGCCTTTTTGGTCGGCAGCATTATTATCATCATCACTTTCAAACCGAAACGCTACCTGTCGCGCCCGGGTTCTTACATTGCTAAAGGTGCTTGTCGGGGTAACCTGACTGGTTGAGTCCGTTGTCAGGCTCTGCCCGGGGTAGTCTCGGCTCTTCAGCACGATATTCATCGCAGGATTCACGCTTACGCCGCTCTGAGTGACAAACTTCATATCTGGGATGATATTCTTGACAAAGGTAAACGCATCGCCAGAAGAGATATCCAAGTCCGCGCTCTCAATGTAGACATCAGTCATTGCGTCTTGGTTGTCATCAAAGCCAGTCTCATGCTCAAAAACGCACTGCTGAGAGCTGCTGGTTGCCGTGGCATAGGGCAAATCCTCGATGCCTGCGTCAAGCCATGCATAACGGGTCAGAGAACCGATTGACCAATGATTCTCCTCGTAATTGTAAATCACGTAACGACTAATCTCGCCAGTGCCGTCCTGTAGGCTTGGGTAGAAGAACCAGACCTCGCTAAACTCGGTATTCACGCCCATATGGCATTTGAACGCTTGGTCTAGATCTAGATCCTCAAAGACATACTCTTGCACGGTGCATGGCAGGCGCTTGACCGAGCCGCTGTAGAAGTAAAAGCCCGTCTTACTGGCGTAAAACACGCCGTTTGGCGCATTGACGGCAGACTTCGGTGAGAGCAGGCCAGAACCTTCATTAATTAAATTAATGGCAAAAGTCAGTGGTGGCCCAATAAAATTCATGCTGTACAAACTGGTGTCAGTAAAGATCAAGATCTCTTGGCGAGACTTGATGCCGCCAACGATGAAAGAGCCAGAGGATAATCGTAGAGATCCTGCTGTGTTGGTTGCTGTTGGCTCAAAGTCTAAGTCATTCTCTTGATCGGAAAATGCCACCAACATCGGATCAATCACGCCAGTCCTGCTGATACCTGATATTGGGTCTGCGCCCAGAACCACCAAATGACGGTCGGTTTCTGAGGTGATTACCTGCAAGGCGACGGTAGGCACCAAGTTGGCACCGCTAACCTGAGAAAGCTCTTGCGCCCTAATGCTCGTTCCGCTGTTCTCAACCCATCGGTAGATCCCAGCTCCGCGAGGATTGATAATCAGGTTCTCGCCGTAATTGTCGTGCGTCCATAGCCTAAGCTGGTTTACTGAACTGATTGATGACGCAGAGCCAAATCCGCCTGCGCCCCAAGTACCAACGCCCCAGCCTGACGACTTTACGAACGTATCTAGGCCTACGTTAATTTGATAAGCGCCAACCACGCTAGAGCCGCCGTTGCCGCTATCGGATGAGTTCGCGGTAACTGTTGCGCCAGAGGTGTCCTTGGCGGTGATCTCGTAGGTGTTAGCACTGGTAACCAGAGATATCTGATACTCTTGGTTCAGAACCGTTGCGGTAACATTGCCGCCCAGAGATGCTGCGCCGCTAAAGGTAACAAAGTCATCGTTAACCGCGCCGTGAGAGGTGTCGGTCACAGTAATCGTAGATGAGCCGTTGGTTGCGGCAAAGGTAACGTCGCCAGCGGACGTTGTTGCCCTGATAGGGGTTATATCGTAGTAGCTGTTACCCTCCTCGATATAATACTTCCACGTAGAGCCAACACCGAGGTAGCGCACACCCCCAAGGCTAATCCAAGAGTGCAGCGCCCGACCCACGCCGAGGTAATAGTTGGTGCCCAGCTTTAGCCAGCCACCCACCTTCTCGACTCGGCCCTTTCTAAACCGAACGAGGTTACCATCTACCCAGCCGCCTTTTGCTGAATAATCAGTACCTTCCTTGTCGATCCCGGGTTGAAAATCTAGTGTCTGTAGCGGCATGAGCCATTACGCCAACCGTATGATCGCGCCAGTAGCCGTTGGGCTAGGGAAGACGATGGTGAAGTCGCCAGCAGTGCTAGTCTTGTCGCCACCGAAGTCGATTACCGCGCAAGCCTTGTCAGACTGGGTGTCATTGTAGATCATACAGCCCCTTGCCGTAACAGTTGCGGTGCCAAATGTCAAGTCCGCAAAATCACAAACTGCGGTCGTTCCACTCGTCGTTGGCGTAACCGATGTAACCGTCGCGCCACCAGAGGTGTAGTTTGTGCCACTAGCTTGGCCGGTTGTGGTAAAAGCCGTAGTCGCAGCGCCTAAAGTCGCGCTAGACGTATAAAGCGCAAGCTTAAATGCGTTGCCGCTAGAGGCTGTAAAGTTATGTGTACCTACTAGCAACTCTTGCTTAAAGCTGGTAGGAATCGCACTGGTGATTGCCATGTCAAAGCTCCTTGATTATTTTCGCCATGTCTTCATGCCCTTGAGATGCTAATAAGCCTCTAATTGTTACACGGTCAGAAGCTACAGCGTTTTTCATACCCATCCATATTAAGGTATAAACTTGATCTCGGAAAGCCTCCGCCTGCAAACGAATGTGAGGCGCTGCCTCCTCCGAAATACCTAGTATCTTTTTCGTTGTTTCTTTTGCCCAAAAATCCACGTCATGGCCGCGATTATCGGTGGTAGAAACCATTACCTGTCCTAACTGAAAATCTCCCTGCGACATATGACTACCCCTTGTACGGTTCTGGTGATGACGGCAACTCCACCGTCTCTAGATTGTGCTTCTTGACCATCTGAGCCAACTCAGACCGATCACAGACAACCCACTCACCCTCTGGGTTTGGCATTGCCACCTTTGGATTAGCCAGCCGGTGGTAGCCATAAAGCCTCTCTTGGAGGGGCACGTTCTGGTCTAGCAACGACGACCTCGGGCTAACCCCAACCTTTATGCCAATGGCAATCATTTTGCATATCCAGAACTCTAAACATGCCCTACCAGCTTCAGCAAAGTGCAAGTTATTCTTATAGCTAAAATCCATCCCAAACAAGTCAACAGAACCGACCTTATTATACGCCGCAAAAGCCAGAGAGTAAGCAACCGTTGTGTTCATGTAAGCGCAACGCTGATCCTTGATGACTTCTTCTAAAGGATACTCAACCAACGCCGGTACTCGTTCATCCAGCTCGCACGTATAAATCGGCTTTTCAAACTTTGGCAGTAGTTTTCTCATAACCTCCGTTTGGTTTCCCGCGTCTTCGGTGTCAAGAAAACGGCTTGCCGGGTCAAGCATAAAGACCCTGTCGCACTCAAAGACGGATAGGGCAGAGTTAATGACCCAGACCTCGTCCCATTCGACGCTGTTTTCTTTTCCTATAACGTAATCGATCTGGCTTGCGCCCAAGCCTATAATCGCTACCTTTTTACCTTCTAACTCTTTTATTGGTTCCAATTAGGTCACCCCCTGTTCGTAATAAGTCATACCTGTACTCGTCGCGGGTTCCACGGCCTTCGCTAAGATTCTTCATCCTAGATATGCCTTCCTTGAAACGAGCCTCGAAGTTGGCTATTACGTCAGGAGCTTCCTTGAGAAACACAGCAGCCTCAACCAAGGTGCCGTACAGTAATGGATCAGGGTGATCCGTAGACAGAAGTGTCGTGCCTGAGTCGCTGCCAGCCGTCAAAGACGCTGGCTTGTACAGGTAGTGCAGCTCTGCCGTGTAACCAGAATCTGGCACAGGCGACAGCTCAAATGCTGCCTCATCAAACAGAGAGTAATACTTTGGCCGACCAGTTGTCGTCGTGATCGGGCTGTATTCCTTGATGAATGATGGGTGCTTGAAATCCAGATAATGGTACTTGTTATTGCTATCAATGACCGCTAACGAAAACGGTGCGTAATAATCGCTCGGCGTAGCCAAGAATCGATTGCTCGCAGTCAACGTACCCTGCACGTTTTTTCTTTGCTCTGGGAGCTGAACCATCTTGAAGATTCGGCTCTCAGACTCCTGAATAAACGTGTTCAGGTTGTTGTTGAACGTGGTTTCATTAACCTGCAAGTAATCCTGCACGGTCGATTTAAGCGTTGCTAAAGTGAAGCTCATGACGTAGTTACCTCCACAGTACCAACACTACAGGTTATTCCAAAAGTTTGCAAAGTTGTGCCCAAAATTCCATCTCCCACATTGGTGTAGACGGTGAAAAAATTGTTATCGTTCCCATCAGCAGCTTGGTCTGGCCTTGTGATCTGCAATGCCTGCGGGTCAAAGGGCGCAGGCTTGGGCATAAGCTGCGGGTGTTTTGGTGACCATTGGTCTGGCCCAACTAAAAGGCCATCCCAAGTCATCTTCATATCTTTTAGGCGATAACGAAATCCTGATATGTCGCAGATTCCGTATGCCCTCTTGTTCGACGCATAAGCCATTACGCTATCGTGTAGCCACGTAAATCAGGGGCCACCCTAAATGACGCTCTGTCTTCGTCTTGCGACAGTGCTCGCTGAAATTCTTCTTCGTACAACGCCTTGAGCATCTGCACCTTGTCCGGCGCGCGCTTCATGGCCAAGTAGTAAGCCAAACCTGCGGCTAGGCACGGATAAAACCGGAAGGGTATTTGCAGTGTATTTGCTCCAGCATCGGCATCATCCATACGGCTCAAGACGTTAAGGTAAATGTCGTACTTAGAGTTTTGGTCGGGTGCAGGCCAAACCGTGATGGTCGGGCTAATCTGCTTGTCCACAAAATACTGGTTGGGCTTGCCTGTGCTGGATTTGACCGACATATTGGCGTATTCAGACCGAGACATGCGGGTCATCGGCACGTCTGTTGATACGCCTCCGATCGTCTCCCGAATAAAGACATCAAGGACATCGATAGTCGCGGTTGGGGTGACTGCGTCAATTGTGTAGGAGGTGGTGTCTTTGACCATGGCCAAAGTCTTTTGGTTGATCGTCCACTGGTTTAAACCTCTATTCGCCCACTCTGCGAGCATGAGGTTTAGGGATCTGTTTGCCGTTTTTAGGTCATAACCTGTGCGTAACTCTAAGCCGCAACGCTCAAACGCCTCTTCGACATAGTCTGCTACGTCTAATTCAAAATCTTTACTTCCGCTTACCGCCATCTTCGTCACCCGCGTATAGGTTGTTAAAAACCTGATTTACGTCAAGAGTATAGTCTAAATCACTTTTCGAGTAGTGGATATGCTGGCTGGGCTTAAAGTCTGGGGCACCATCCCCGGTCTCAAACCAAGCAGGGTGCGTTACCCGTACTCTGTTATTGGGTAAAGCAACAATGTTGCCCGTCCACTCTCCAGCATCAAGCAGCTCTAAAATATGGCTTTGCTTGTGTTGAGCTGGATCATCCGCTATCTCATTTTCTGCATAATCCACTGTGAAATAATACTTTGCCGGATAAAACTCGCCATCGATCTTAGCAAGCCAAGGGCAAGGTGTGCAGCGGTCAAGCACGTAAGTAGCGTGATTATAAGAACTGCAATCCCAAGGTTGACAAGCCCAGACAGGCATTGCTTCAGGCCAATCGTCAAGTGGCGTGTCAGCGACCAAAGCCGTGATCGGCATCCTCGCCCACATTGCTCCTCCATGTACGTTTTGCTCGCTGTCATCGTCGTATGTTTCGGCCCCTGTAAAGATTACCTGAAACGACAAGCATCGAGTTGGCATGGTCGTTACAGCAATCGCCATCGCGTGGATGAACTCACCATGATACTTCTCATGGTTATGCGTGTACTCCTTCCGCACCCAGCACTTAAAGTGAGGGATATTGCTCTGAAGGTAAGCCACTATCTACGACCAAATAATCCCGTCTTTTTGGAAGATGGTTTCTTGATTCCACCTTTTGCTGCGCCTTTGGTCTTCATTGCGGCACCGCCTTTAGCGTAACCCTTGGTCTTCATTGCAGCTCCGCCCATATTCATCCCGGGAGGGGTTGCCTTCTTCCGGCCTCGGCCTCTAGCACCTGCTCTCTTTCCGGGCTTGTATCCGTACTGATCAGACAAGTCCTGAATAACGCTAGTAGACTGCTTGGTTCCCTCTGCGCCTTGCACTGAGTCGAGCAAATTTCTTTGCGCCCGGCTCAACGTAGATCGACGCTGTGCGCGTGTTTTCGGAGCACCACCACGACTGTACCCTTTTGCCTTCATCTTCATTATCGCCTCCCAAATAAACCGGAATTGCCGGGTTTCTTCTTAATTAATCCGCCGCGAGCGGCAAATGTTTTGACCATTGTAGGCTTTCCGCCCACACCTTGTCTCTTAGATCTTTTTCGCGCTACTGCGCTTTTCTTCTGGCTTTCCGTCATGCCTGCCGCTTTTGCTGCCGGTACGCACTTTGGGTAAGCCCTGCCATTTTTTTTTGATGCGTTTTTTCGGCCACACGATTGATACTTGCCGTCCTTCTTTGGGGCACCGATGTCCACCCAATCCTCGCTAAACCATTTCTTTAGGCCTGTTTTAGCCACGAGGTACTCGCGTCTTCTTTTGCTTGCTTGGCATAATAGCGCCACAGCCACGGCCTTGAACCATCACGGTTCCGCCCACGTTCATTTTCTTTGCCATACTCTTGGCTATAGCGGTGCCGCGCTTACGCTCGTAACGGCTTAGCTTGCCGTCATTATCAAGGTCGCTTTTCTTTGGATCTAAACTTACCTCGCCGCCAGTAGCGCCTTTGTATTTACCACCCATTCGCTTGTACTCCTGAACCATCCAGCCGTTTGCATATGCGCTCGGGTAAACATCAAACTTAGCCTTAGCTTTAGCCTTAGCTTTAGCATAAAGACTTGGGTTGGCTACATTTTTTGGCGTTGAAGAAGCCATAATTAACGTGTGCCGTAATTTGTTTGAAAAAGGTTCTTATTGTTGATAGTTCCAGCGCCGTAATTAATCGGCATGATTGATCGGTTTTGCCCGTAATCAATTGCGTTGTTCTGTTCGCGCTTTATATAACCAGAACCAACGCCACCCCCCGGGCATGCCGCCTTTCTTGGTGCCCATTATTGGGTCAGGAACTGCCGACCTGACGTAATCGCCGGGATCGTACTGTGTGTAGTCCGGGCCTGAATCATAAATGCCACGCTCGCCTTCTGGAATCGTACCGCTCGCAGCCACAGAAAGATCAAGAGCGTTGTCAGGTGCGTACTGAGAATAATCGACTCCAGTGCCACCGCCCATAGAGCCAATTGGGACATTACCGCCCATAAAGTTTTCATAGGGTGTTCCGCTAAACCCGGGGCCGGGTTCAACAACAACGTCTCCAACATCTACATCTGTGTCGGTGCCACCTGTGTCGCCACCAGCGGGAGGCGCTTGATTAGCCATCTGAGCCATGATGTCTTCGGTAATTTGTTTGCGTAATGCCTCGGTGTCAATCTCCCCGGGTATCTGGCCGCGAAGCGCCTCAATCTGCTGTTGTACAGGGTCTAGGGCTGAAGTGATGTCCGTCTGCCTTTGGCTCGCAATCGACTCAGACAAGCCAGACAGGTCGTCTTGGGTCAATCCAGCGGCCTGCAACGCCTCTATTCTTGCGGCGAGGTCAGTTCTTTCTGTACCAGCAGTATCAATTGCTTGTTGAAAGGCAGCAGTCTGATCGTTGACTGTGGCAAGCTCTGCCTGAATCTGGTCGATCGGCAGGGCACCAAGGTTGTCTTGAATGCCGCCTATCTTGCCTTCTAAACCAGCAATTAGGTCGGAGACCTCTCCACGCAACAATTCAGATTGATCAACATTTCCAGCGTCTACATCTTCATACAAGGTTTCAAGCTGCTGGTTTAGCGTGTCAATTTCCGACTGAGTGCCGCTTAATGATTCCAGCTCTTGGTTTATGCCGGATATTTGCTCTTGAGTAGCGCCTGACGAGGTTTCTTGAATGTTAATTAATTCAGAATAATTCTGATCAATCACGCTATTGATGCTAGAAAGATCAGAAGATAAAGAGCCTATTCTTTCTTTAAGATCGCCAACCAAAGAACCTTGCCGGTCTTCTAAGTCGCCAATGGCCTGAACCTGCGCCTCTCTAACCAACTTGTCGCCTTCTTCAATCTGACGAGCAAGCGCAGCCCTCTCGTCGAGTCCAGCTTGGCGAAGATCTATGGTTTCTGCGTCAACGCCACGACGCATATCTTCTATCTGCGCCTCAAGAGACTTGGAAAGCTCAGACCTCTCGCCTAAAGCCGCCTGCTCTGACGTGGCAAGGTCTTCTCTCAACAGGTCTCTTAGGCTGTCAATTTCCGTCTGACGAGCCGCAGCAGATGCCTCTTGAGCATCTCTCTGCTCCGCCATTATCTGCTCGTATTGATTAGCCAAAAGCTGGTCAGTATCTGGAGTGATAGCGTCAAGCGTTCTCATCGTTGGAGCCGCTGGCGCAGCCCTAGCGCCCCTGTCGTAAGCAGGGCGCTGCATCAAATACTCACTCAGACTTGCATAGGGGGATGCTGAGCTACCGTATTCGTCTTGGGCTGCTTGTAAATCGTCAGAGATAGCCATTAGATGCCAAGATCCCGAAAGTTAATGTTCTGAATTAACTGCCTTCTGATTTGCTCCATGTCAGGCGCTTGTCTCATTCGTCGATTTCTCTCCGCAAAGTATTGCTCAGGAGGCGGCGCTTCCATATTTTGCATGGGAGCCTCCATGCGCGGCTGATCTCGTTCCGACTGTATTCGGCGCATGAGATCTCCAAACATCCCTCCACGGGGTCTAGGCATCTCTTCTCGGCCTCGCATCTGCTCAGTAAGCTCTGCAATCCGACCTGCTAAACCGCCCCTTCGTCGGTAAGAATCTTTTATCCTCCGGCTTGGAATCCTTCTGAATTTGCCTCGCCCACCTCTTTCGTCCCTATCGTCAACGCCGTTTCCATTTCGGTCTTGAAAGTCGTTGGTTCGCATCATTGGGATGCGATCTTCGCGGGGAGGTATTCGGCCCTCTGGGCCAAAAATATCATCCAAAATAGGAGGTCTTGGCGGCTTTGGTGGTGCCGTCTTTATGTAATCAGGAACTCTTCCGCGTGGTGTTTTTGAAGGGCGGTCTGGCACTGGGAACTCAATTATCATGTCGTCCGTGCTCGGCACCGGGTAAGTATCTGGGTACTGCCCGGGGCTTCTTTGTCCGCCTTGCAGCCTTTGCAGCATTTCTGCCAAACCCTCAATACCGCCAGACTTGCCGGGAATTTGTGGCATTTGTTGCTGCGGAGCCATTCCACCAGCCGCTTGATCTTGCATGGCAAAGAGTTTTGCCTTGAGCGCCTCATACTGAGGGGTGCCCTCTTGCATCTGGTTCAGTTGCGAGTTCATGTACTGAATCTGAGGGTAAAGGGGGCTTGCCTTGATCAGCTCTTGTCTTTTATAAAACTCTTCGGGTGCTGCAATCATATTGGGTCACCAATTTTTACACGACCAGTAAGAAGCCGTGAAAACGTCTTTTTTCTTTTGAACCGCATCGCAATTGTGTCTTGCACGAAAATTGCGTCGGCGCTCTGGGTTATCTCGCTTGATTTCCATGTTGCTATCGCCGTAGCGAACCGCCTTTACCTGATCGCCTTTCTTGGCTAGAACCTTGAACTTTTTGCTCTCGCCGGAGGTGCGAACCTGCTTGTTATAGCCGGGGAACGTCTGGCCGCGATACCGCAGCCGTCCGCTCTTTAACCGTTCTACGTCAGAGGTGGTAGCCATCAAGCATACTCTTTTATGACTTCTAAAATGACGGTGTAAGTATCTGCACTGCTTGCGCCGATTGTCGTGAACAGAATGTCCCCGGTCACACCGCTGCCAGCATTATTAGGAATGCCGGTGAAGTCAGAGTAATCGTGGAAGCCATTGGAGTCTGGGGACAGGCCGATGATTAGGGTGTTTGCCGTTGCATCGCACAACAATTCAACCCCCATCCCGACGCACTGCCACCATATCTTGGCAACTGTAACTTTGGTGCAAGCCTTACCCGCAGAGTTAGTGGTCAAGGCTGAAACATCAACCTTGACTACATTTGCCTCTCCGGTTCCGTCACTAATGTTAGTGAATTTAAGGACAGCCTTACGCTCTCCATCCTGAATCGTTTGGCTGGTTACTGCATCTGCCATTGCCTATCTCCTATTCTGTGGATTAAGCGTCAGCAAAAGGCGTAACAATTGTTCCTGAACCAAGCAGCAAGGTGTTATGTACGAGGTAGCTGGCTGTATCAATTGCTGTTACCTGAATGACGCTACCGACCAAACCGCCTTTGGTTGAGCCGTTCAAAGTCATCACGTCGTTCGCGGCAGCGGGGAAGAAAGCTTTTTTGGAGCCGTCATCGACAGCAACCATCGCTGCACCTTTGAACTTGTCAGTGCCATCGGTAAGGATGTCCAAGTCAGTGGCTGCGGTTTCAACATAAAAGAAGAAAGACGCGCCAATGTTGTTCCCTTGGTTTGGAGACGTTGGGTCAGCGGGAGTGCTGGAGTCGATAGATGGCAAGGTGAACTTACCGTCTGCGTCATTGAGCAAAATGATCTTGCCAGCGTGAGCCGCCACGGTAAGCGTGGTGTCTGCTGATAAGCTGATGCTGCTGTTTACGCCTGCGGTGATAAAACCACCAAGCGATCTAACTGGGCCGGAGAATGTTGTTTGTGACATTAGTATTACCTCTTTACGAAAGGATTCGCCCCAGAGTCTTCGTAAACGTCTGCTGAGCCAGTCGCTGGGGCTGGGTTTATCTCAGACCTACAGTCTATGACAACTAGACGATAAAAAAAAGGCTCATAAAACACCGCAGGATGACAAAACACCGCTATAGGTAATGGCACCGTAGGTATCAATAACACCGCTATAGGTGATGGCACCGTAGGCATCAATAACACCGCTGTAGGTAATGACACCACAGACTCATAAAACACCGCTGTAGGTAATGACACCGTAGGTATCAATAACACCGCTGTAGGCGGTTACACCACAGATTTACAAAATACCGCTGTAGGCGGTTACACCACAGATTTACAAAACGTCGCTGTAGGTGATGGCACCGCAGGCATCAATAACACCGCTATTGGCGGTTACACCGCAGACTCATAAAACACCGCTGTAGGCGGTTGCACCGCAGGTTCATAAAACACTGCTGTAGGTGAAATAACCATAGGTAAACAAAACACTGCTGTAGGCGGTTACACCGTAGGTATCAATAACACCGCTATAGGTGATGGCACCGCAGGTACACAAAACGTCGCTGTAGGTGATGGCACCGCAGGATCACAAAACGTCGGTGTTGGCGAGATAACCATAGGTAAACAAAACACCGCTGTAGGCGGTTACACCGCAGACTCACAAAACACCGCTGTAGGTAACGGCACCGCAGGAATCAATAACACCGCTGTAGGTAATGGTACCGCAGGTACACAAAACACCGCTATAGGTAATGGTACCACAGGATCACAAAACGTCGGTGTTGGCGGGATAACCATAGGTAAACCAAAACACCGCTGTAGGTAATGGTACCGCAGGTACACAAAACACCGCTATAGGTAATGGTACCACAGGATCACAAAACGTCGCTGTTGGGAATTATTTTGATTTATTTGTGTATACATGCTTGCACATCGACACGGCATCAGTATAATAAAGGACATCAACAACGCAAACGGAGAATGATGATGACAGTTAAAGTTTACCAGTTTCACCTAACGGAAGCCGACGAAGCTCTTTTGAACAAAGACGGTTGGTTGGCTTCAGAAAAGATCACCGCCTACGCCGACAAGGGTTGTAGCTGGAAGGTCGAAGACGGCAGCTACGATGCAGCAAAATGGTTCCACGCTTACTCTCACGTTGCCACGGTCAATGCTGACGATTTAGATGATGTTTATCGTCTTACAAACCTTTGGGACAAGCCTGAGCTGGTAGAAAAGCACTCAAGAATGCACAGCGTCTCTATCGGTGACATCTTGGAAATGAACGGCGAGTTCTTCCTAGTAGCAGGCTGCGGCTTTGAAACTCTCAACATAAGCGAGGCGGCGTAAGCCGCCGATAGGAAAGAGAAAATGGAACATCAAAATTTTTTTGAAGGTGATGATCTGACTCACGTTCTTACGCTAATCCACGATGGTCAGATAGATGATGCCATCTGCGCTTGTCTCAGGGTTGATATGAGTGATGAAGAAATTGATGAGTTTTTGGCAAATGAAGGAGTAACAGTATAAAAGGCGGCACAAAAAAAAGGGGGCTAATGCCCCCTTCTTTCATTGTTTCACATGAAACAATTAAGCGCCTTGACTACCGTAGATTCCACGCCAGTCACTCCATCCGTAAGAATAACGCTCACGGGCTTTGTAACGAATGTTACCAGTCGTGAAGTCTGGCTCCATTGTGGTTTCCATCGCAGTACGTTGGAACATCTTCAGGCCTTCGCCAGCGTCGGTGACGCTAGTCAGCAAGAAGAAGGCATCAGGGTCAGTCAGGTAATGATTGACCGTGTAGCCACCGGGCAATACACCCGTGTTGCGTACAGCGTTGATGTCATTGTCGGCAGTACCAGAACGCAAAGTTGAGTTCAGGATACGGTCAGCAACAAAAACCAACTGAGGTGGTACGACAAGCTTTGATGCTTGAACAGAGATCGTAAGACCCTTGTCATCAGTAAATGTGCTGATATCAATCAACGCATCTTCCAAAGACGTTTCGTTCAAGTCAGCCATTGAGGTAGCACGGTTTGCAGCAGTGCCGCCACCCGCTAGAGGGTGTGCCGTGTTAATCAATGTTACACCGTCGCCGCCAGTGTAGTTAGTATCGAACGCATTGTTCAATACATCTGCACCTTTGACTTCTTTGGTGTTAGCCATAGATCGTGCCAAAGCCTTCACGTATCGCTTGCCGAGCGAGTCATACAAATTATCTTCTACTGCTTCATCAGTCAAAGAAAATGCCAAAGCGACAGTTTCATGAGTGTAGCGAGCAGTGTAAGACTCAGAAGCGTTGTCAAACTGTACGCCCTGACCTTCGGTTTTAGTTGGCGCTCCGCCGAAACCAGTGATCAAAACCTCTTCCTCGAAGGCTCGCTGTGAGTCTTCAATAGCAAAGATTTCTTCATACTGGCGGTCGTAGCTGTCGTAGCTCATGCCGAATAAGGAGTTTAACCCCGGCTCCAGTTCTTTAGCGAGCTGTGCTCTTGAAATAGCCATTATTTAGCTCCTTATGCTAAGCCAGCGCCTTTAACGCCGAAGATTGAGTTTTGAATTACTACTAACACGTTAGTGTTTGCAGCGCCCGTGTCCGAGTTGTTCGGATCTTCCGAAATGTCGATCGCCTTAACTGCAAGCGTGGTGGCTGTTCCGCCATCAGTAACTTTCAGCTCAGCGCCAGATATACCCGTCAAGGTTGAACCAGCAGTCGTGTAAACGATGTCGTGGTTACCAAACAAATCCGCTATCGGATATGCAGCATCAGCTTGAATCTCAAAAACAACCATCGGGTCATCAATGATGAAAGCGATGATGTCTGAAGCGTTGGTGCTTGCAGGGTAAAAATTGCTGAACACCTGTTCCTTAGTAGTAGGATCGGTGTATTTGCAACCATTAAAAACACCCACGATAGGCACAGTGCCTCCGTCAGCGTGTACTTCTACACCACCACCAGTGACTTGAGCGACCATATCGCCTTGAAAAATGGATGTTCCATAGTTCGCAGCTATACGATAACGACTCTGACCGCCTGAGTAGGGTGCGCCACCAATCATTCTGACTGGCTTCATTCCAAAAGCAGCGTCTTGATTCGCCATTTTGAATTACCTCTATCTTCGTCCAAATGTTACGTTGCTGTCACGTTGAGGATCGTATTTAACATAACGACTGTCACCACGGGTCTCGTTGAACATATTATTGTCCAGCGCGTCCTTGGCTTCTTGCGACTTCTCACCGTAGTAAGACCTTCGCTCTTCAACCGTTTCATTAGGGATCTTTGCCAACAGCAACCCTTCGTTGTAAACCACGCCTTCGTGCCGTCCATTGTCCATTGTTGGTAAAGAACGCCATTCTTCAGGAAGGTCAGTGCCTCTTACGAGTTCCCACCCTTCTCGAATCCGACGCGAGACATTAGCTCGGTCTTCTTGTCCCAACATAGACTCCCTGATCCACCGATAGGTATAACCTGCGGGTGGTGGGGGAGTTTCCAATGAGCGAACAGGTCGCCACGGTTTCCTGCGAGTCTGATTATCGTGTGACTGCGAATCACGGGATGAACGTGCGTTTGCTTTTGCTTCTGCCATTTTAGCTTGCCTCTCTTGCTGCAATTTTTTGCTTCTCTTTCGCCACTCGCTGCAACCATGCCTCTTCAGACATATTATGCGGCTTGAGGCTCCTGAGTCGCTCCAGCTCAGACTTAGAAAAGCTCACGCCATTCTTTTTGCCTTGTGTTTTTGACCGACCACCACCTTGGGTAGCTGAAGCGACTCTTTGCACAGCGGGTCTGCTTCCACTTTGAACGGTCTTCGAGTTGCCATTACTGGCGCTCTTAGTGTGAGGATAAACCGTACCGACACGGCTGTCCAATTCTTCGTAATACTCGTCAGAACCAACGTCGAAGCCTTCGTTGGCCAGATTGTAGTGAACATAGTAGGCGTACTGGGTCGCCTTCATGTCATCTTCGCTGTCCTGATTCGCGTACCAAGGGTTCCTTTCGTGCCATTC